TAAGACGGAGCTTACTTTAAGTTTCTCATCATGTGTGATCTGGATGGCGGAACATTTAAGATTAAGACCCATGACACAGGAACACATTTTATTGGTGGATTACTACATCAGCCAAGTACCGGTACTACTGCTAATTTTGTCCCAAATGGTGGGTCTGCTGATGAAATCGCACTTATTCACACTAACGCTGGTACTCAATTTGGTAGTTGGGTTGAATGTGTATCTGATGGAACTAGCTGGTATGTCACCGGGTGTATTCACTCCGAAGATGCTCCAACAATTAGCTGATTTTTTGTTTGGATCACTTGTTGTTGACCACACAACATGTAAAAAAATATTTATTTAATTTAAGGAGATATAAATTATGTCAAGAGTTGCAAGAAGCGCAAGAGTCGCTAGTCGTCAACGAGCAGAGATTCTGGCGGATGCCGATAAGACCATCCAACCAGCAGAAACTGGTGAAATTTATATTTTAGCTGCTGATTTGACTGGAGATCGAACAGTCAATCTCCCAGCACCACAAGATGGAGCATATTTCAAGTTCCTTATCATGTGCGACTTGGATGGTGGACACCTTACGATTAAGACCCATGACACAGGAACACATTTTATTGGTGGATTGCTCTTTCAAGATAGCGATGGAACTACCGCTGACTTTGTTTCTGAGGATGGTAGTGGGAATGCTGATGAAATTAAACTAGACAAAAGAAACAATGGTACGCAATTTGGTAGTTGGATTGAATGTGTATCCGATGGTACTTCTTGGTATGTAACTGGTATTGTTCACGCCGATGAAGCACCTACAATTAGCTAATAAGAGGTGATTAATGGGTCGCAGATCTAAAAGAAAAAAGCTTCTATTACGACAACATCGTCTTCTGGGGATTGAACTTGATCCCCAGGAGGCTCGTCGTGTTGGGCTTGGTCATATCATTGACGAACAAGAAAAAGTAAAGGCAGAAGCCGAAGCAAAAAGACTTGCTGAAGAAAAGGCTGCAAAAGCTGCCGAGGAGAAAAGACTTGCTGAAGAGAAAGCTCGCAAGGAAGCTAAGGCGAAAGCCGAAGCAGATAAAAAGCGAAAAGCAGAAGAGGCCAAAAAGAAAAAAGCCGCTGCTGCAAAGAAAAAGACAACTAAAGCAAAGAAGGACTCCGAAGATTAAATCTCCTTAATCTTTCAAATCGCCCCGGACCACATGGTCGGGGTTTTCTTTTTACCGAGACTAATTAATGAGACGGAGGATTGTCTATGAGTTTCCCTGACTTAACACCCACATCAACTCAATCTGCGATTACACTTCCGGTAACCTCTTCTGATACAGCAGCAACGATTACCGGATCACTAGCAGTTGGGTTTTATACAAGCACCGCATTTGTGAGTGGTGCAATGGCACAAGTTGCCTATACATTTAAAAGATTGGGTGGAGATGTTCTGGATATTGAACTCACCGCACAGAACGTCTATAATCACTACGAGGAAGCCGTTCTAGAGTATTCTTACATAGTAAACCTACATCAGGCTAGAAATTCTTTAGGAAGCGCTCTTGGAGGTCCTACGGGCTCATTTGATCACAAGGGAACAGTATCGGGCACAGATGATGTGGCCCTTAAATATCCTAAGTTTCAATTTGACTATGCCTTTAGAGCAGCAGATAAGTTTTCTTCAGAAGCAATGGTTGGAGGTACTGATCCTATATATTCTGCTTCTTTTGATAGAGTTACAGAACAACAAGTTTACGACCTACAAGCTGTTGTATCTAGCTCGCAGGCTTCAAATGATTGGAACGGAATGGGCAATAAAAGAATCAAGATCCGTCAAGTTTATTATGTAACACCAAGACAAATGTGGAGGTTCTATGGATATTACGGAGGACTCAACGTTGTTGGCGATTTCCATAATTATGGACAGTATGCCGATGACTCGTCATTCAATGTTATACCTGCTTGGCAGAATAAACTTCAAGCCATTGCTTATGAAGATCACCTTTATACAAGGACTTCTCACTACTCTTATGAGATTGTAGACAATAAATTAAAAATATATCCAATACCAGACTCTGTGTCTCCAGAAAAATTTTGGTTTAGATTTACAGTTGAGAACAATGATGCCTTTGCTACAGGATCATATGATTCAGGAGTAAATGGTATTAACAACATGAATACTATGCCTATGGAGAATATTGCTTTCGATAAGATCAACTCAATTGGACAACAATGGATTAGACGGTTCGCTCTTGCTCTCTCAAAAGAAACTCTTGGTCAAGTCCGAGGAAAGTTCGGAGGACAGGTTCCAATCCCTGGTGATAGCGTAACACTAAATGCTTCAGACTTACTGAGTCAAGCAGCAGCAGAACAGACTGCTTTGCGAGAAGAACTTAACAAGCAGCTTGATGAAATGTTGTACTCTAAGATCGCAGAGACTGATAAAGCAATGACTGATAATATGAACGAGATTGTTAAGAAGACACCTTTGAAGATTTTTGTGGGGTAATTAAATGTCAAAATGGGAAAGACCAACTCAACCACCTCCACCACTATTCTTAGGAGAAAAAGAAAAGAATCTTGTTAAGCAAGTTAATGACGAAATTATAGAAAGAGTTGTTGGGCAACAAATTCTATATTTCGCAATCGACACAGAAACAACAAACTTTCACCCACTATATGGTGAGGCAATAGAGAAAAACTTTCTACATCCCATCAGAGTATTTGCCCTTGTTGAGTATATGGGAGTTGAAACTCAGTTTATGGAAGGCGTTGGTCTTGATAAGAAAACAGGATTAAAAGTAAATTTTCATAAACGTAGATTAACTGAGGATCAAAATTTATTTGTTCGTGAAGGAGATTTCGTTAGATATGGAAATATTTACTACGAAATAGTAAAGATAAATGAACCCAAGCAATTATTCGGACAAATTGAGTCACGATTTGAAGTAACAGCAGAATGTATTAGAGCAAGAGACGGAGTTTTTAATGCCGAATAAAGAAATAACGCTAGAACCTTCAACTCTGGAGACTATTGACTTTGCGATTTACAATCTAATAAACGAAGGGTTTGATCTACACACGTCAACTAATTCAGGTTTTAAGAAGGTGCCGGTTTTGTGGATTACACCAGAACGTGCTTTTGACTCAAAATCAAAAGATCTCAGGGATCACATACGTGACTCTGTTGGTAAAATTAAATTACCAGTTATTACCATTGAAAGAACATCGATGGCAAAGGACCCAACTTTTAAAGGCGGATATCAAGCAAATCTTTTCCCAGAACTGTCTGGTCCTCGAGGATACAAAAAACATCAAAGATTAGTTTCAAGAAAGATTGTACAAAAAGCAACAAGAAAATTCGCATCGTCCAAAAGTAATAAACTTAATGGACAAGAAAACTTCCCAGTGGATAATAAAAAAGTTGTATATGAAGAAACATATATGCCCATCCCTGTGTGGATAAACGTCGGATACTCAATAAAACTTAGAACCGAGTATCAACAACAAATGAATGATTTAGTAGCTCCCTTTATGACAAAAACCGGTAACATCAATTCTTTAGTTGCTAGTTATAACGGACATAGATATGAAGTATTTATAGAGCAGGATTATACACAAAATAATAATGTATCAAACTTGGGAGAAGATGAAAGATCGTTTGATACAACAATAAAATTAAAAGTGCTTGGATTTCTTCTTGGCGACGGAGAAAACGAAGAGGCACCAAAAATTGTTACAAAAGAGACAATAGTTGAAGTTAAGCTTGTAAGGGAAAGATCAATCGTCGGAGACAAAAAACCTTGGGAGTCCGATGACGATGATTTTAGAGACTTTTAAAAATGACTTTCGCATTTGCTTTAACTATTTAATAGGAAATAATATTTTTATAATTTAAGGAGAACAGTCAATGGCTACAAAATTTGATTTTCTTTCACCCGGAATTAACATCCGCGAGATTGACCAAAGCTTCATTCCTCAGGAGCGAGAAGCAGAAGGCCCAATTATTATTGGACGAACAAGAAAAGGGCCTGCTAACAAGCCAGTAAAAGTTCGCAACCTAGATGACTTTGTGTCCGTGTTCGGACTACCTGTTCCAGGTGGTGCAGGAGCACAAGGGGACATGTGGAGAGACGGTAATATGACTGGTCCTACCTACGCGTCTTATGCTGCACAATCTTGGTTGGCCTCCGAAAACTCACCAATTACAGTTGTAAGGATTGCTGGTGATCAACACCCTCAAGCATCTACTGACGCAGGTAAAGCAGGATGGAAATTGAGTGGATCGTTAACTTCAGACAGAGCAACCAACTCTTCTGCATATGGGCTTTTCTTGATCGCCTCAGCATCAGCAAATACAATGGGCACTGGTTCGTTAGCTGCTGTAATATATGCCAACAAAGGTGCTCTCGCACTCTCTGGAGCTGCGGCAGCGGATGGTGCGCAGAAAGAACAAGCAGGCACATTAATTAAAAGCACTGGTGATAATTGTGAATTTAAATTAATCGTCTCAGACGAGGGCAGTGATTCGGTAACTAAAACATTTAATTTCTCAAGAAACTCTTCAAAATATATTAGATCTGCTCTTAACACTAATCCACAATCGGTAAATGAACTTACCGTTGCAGCCGGTCAACGCGAAACATATTGGCTTGGCGAATCTTTCGCAAGAGAAGTTAGAGATCTTGGTTTACACACAGCATCTGCTGGTACAGTCTATGGTATTCTTCTGCCTTTAGAAAATAGCGATGGTAACTGGGGAGATCACAAAGAAGCGGCTGCTGAAGCATATTCTGGTATGGTTGTTTCTCAAAAAGAAAAAGGACAAACTGACTTGTTCCAATTTAAATCTCTACATGTTGGAGAAGATATTCAGAAAGATTATATGATCGCAATTGAAGATATTCGCGAACCAACGAATCCTATTGTCAACCCATATGGAACATTCAGTGTTTGTGTAAAAAATATGAATGGTCAAACTGTTGAAAGATACACAAATCTTAATTTAAATCCATCTGATATAAATTATCTAGGAAAAAGAATTGGAGACCAAGTTCTTGATTGGGATGAGACTAATCGTCGCTACAGAACCTTGGGGAACTACATTAACCAATCAAACATCATTTATGTCGATATTCAACAATTTATCGAAGATGGTGGTGGTCAAGGATTCTTGCCTGCTGGTTTCAAAGGACCTGTTCGTCCAAAAGGATTTACTTTACATGATTCCTCCTTGGGAGCTAACCCGCTTGGTGTAACAAGTGCAGACGGAGTCAAGGCAAAAACTATTATTACTTTTGGAGCTGCTAACACTGATGTTCCAGACAATGGTGAAGAATTAGCCATCAATATTTTAGGAACAACCAGAACAGTTAAATTTAGAAGCGGTGGTGGTGCAAGTGAAACAACATTCCAAGTCGATAACGAAATGGAAATTAACTTGAGCCAAGTGAACACTGATAGGAACGATGAAATTGTTACCAGCATTAAAGCTGCTCTTGATGCCTTATCGCTTACCGGTGTTACAATTACACATACCGACAATAGCGGTGCCGGAGATAAAATTATTATTGAAGCTGATGTTACTGGTTCTTCACAAGTTGTTACATCAACCATTTCAAACCCGAGCGGAAATATTAGTAGAGCCAATACTACTGGTACAAATGATGGTAATGACTTTGCTGGAGCATTTGTAAAAGGGAACGCTTCCATGCCTTTTGCTGGTGGTAGTGCTGGTAAATTTGTCGCAGGTCCAACCAACTTCACCGCATCATTCTTGTTCCCAGCCATCGCTCTTCGCGGAGATGGAACAGAGGGTGGAGCACCTGATCCATATCGAGCATATTATGGTATTCGTCCAAAAATATCAACAACCTCAACTCTTAATGATCCAGATTATGTTGATTATTTGAGAAGACTTCCTGCTGATATTAACAACTTTTCTCCATCATCAACCAACTACGAACACTCGTTCATCTTTACCTTGGATGATTTGGTGATTAATACTACAAATAATACTGTTGACTACACATCTGGTTCTCACGGTACTACATCTTATACTACTTCCAATAGTTTTGGAGATCTTCTCGATCTAAATGTAAGGCAGTTCCTGATGCCTCTACATGGTGGATTTGAAGGGTTTGATATTACAGAAAAAGAGCCACTTCGAGACGGACTCATTTCTACAACAAGAAATGATCGAGGAGACTACATTCATTATACACTGAATAAGGCACTTGACTCCGTTAAGGATCCTGAGGTTGTTCCAGCTAACTTATTGTTGATGCCTGGAATTAAAAAGCCTGTAATTACTGACAGAATTATCTCTATCGCTGAGACTAGAAAAGATGTTCTCGCAATTATCGATATTGAAAATGACTACAAACCAGTTGCCGAAAGACTTTCAGGCGATACTGATCTTGATTCTTTGGGATCTGTTAGTTCAGCAGTAACAAGTATCAGACAGAGAAATCTTGACTCATCATACGCTTGTGCGTTCTATCCATCTGTACAGGTTGCTGATAACTTAAACGGTGGACAACTTGTTTGGATTCCATCTTCCGTTGCTGCTCTTGGTGCTCTTGGTAGATCTCAGGCTACTTCTGAACTATGGTTTGCTCCAGCAGGATTTAATCGTGGAGGACTTGGTTCTTTGGGTGGACCTCGTGGACCAAAAGTTCTTCAAGCTAGACAAAGACTTGATTCAAGCGAGAGAGACAGATTGTATGAAGTAAATATCAATCCAATCGCTACATTCCCAGCAGAGGGTGTTGTAATCTTTGGACAAAAAACACTTCAAGCAGGTCAATCTGCTCTTGATAGAATCAACGTCCGCCGACTACTTCTATTCTTGAAATCAGAAGTCGGCGCAGTTGCTAGAAACTTGTTGTTTGATCAAAATGTACAATCTACTTGGAATAGATTTAAGGCTCAAGTAAACCCAGTTCTCTCGAGAACTCAAGCAAGATTTGGTTTGACTGATTACTTGCTAGTTCTTGATGAAACTACCACAACCGCTGATTTGATTGATCGCAACGTTATGTACGCTAAGATCTATATTAAGCCAGCCCGCGCTATTGAATTCATTGTTGTTGACTTTGTTATCACTAGAACCGGTGCGGATTTCGTATAACACACTAATTAATATAAAATAGGAGACTAATAACATGGCGTTTTGGGGTGAATCATTAATCAAAGGGCAAAGTAGAGAGCCAAAAAGAAAGTATCGATGGAAAGTTAACTTTGGATCTTCTGTTGGTATGGATAAAGGCGAAGGTCTAGTCTGGTATGCAAAAACAGTAGACAAGCCAAAAATGACTATTTCTGCTGATGCCAATCATAAATTTATGGGACATACTTTTAAGTTTCCAGGTAGTGTTACTTGGGAAGATATCAACATTACTCTTGTTGATCCTGCTGAAAACCAAGGCATTGATGCTGCTAGAAAGCTTCTTGAAATGGTCGCAGCTTCAGGGTACGAGTTTCCAAAGAAGTCAAATAATTTGGCTACAATCAATAAGGTTGAGTCTGTAAGTGCCCTAGGGCCAGTTACGATTACTCAACTAGATGCTGAGGGTAGAGAAATTGAAGAGTGGACTTTATTCAACCCGTTCATTAAATCAGTTGAGTGGGATCAATTAGACTATGCGTCCGATGATCTATCTGAGATCACATTGGGAGTTGTTTATGATTGGGCTGAATTGACCAGAGGCGTTGCTGGGCAAATTAATCCAACAATCTCTACCGTATCTAGAGAATAGTAAAGGGGTCTTAGATGGCATGGTGGGGCGTTAATGGTGGAAACCAAGCAAAGCAAAAGAATCGATTTATAGTTGAGTGGGGTAACGGTGGAAAATTATTCACCGTATCCTCTATCTCTAAGCCATCCGTTACGATAGAATCAAAGCAATATAAGATGATTAATCATTTTTATAATTATCCAGGAGTTCCCAAGTGGGAACCAATAACAATGAAGTTTGTCGATACAAATGAAGGATTGTGGGGAGACGGATATAGATTGGAGGATGATGATGGAGCATCTCTTGGTGCAATCACTGGTCCACAAGGTGATAGCCTTGAGCTACTTATTGCTTTGGATAATGATGACAATTTTACTCCAATACCAACAAGTGCTGTATTGTATGAAATGTTGTTGGCTTCAGGATATGTTACACCTAGTAGAAGAAGAAGTAAAAATGTTAAGGCTGTGGTGTCCCCGGAAAAGGCTGCTATGATCGATCTTTCTTTTGGAGCAGAACATAATCGAACAGATGGATCTCTTTTCAAGATCCATCAACTTGATAGAACAGGAAAAAGATCTACTGAGACTTGGACTATATATAATCCTATCATAACAAAAATTTCTTGGGGAGAACTTGACTATGGGGATGATAATTTAGTCGAATACACACTGGATATCGCTTACGACTGGGCTGAACATTCGTATAGACATTCAGTATAATTTTAAAGAGGTGAAAATTGAAACGCAGAAACAATGAAGACCGATTGATGGGCGGTCACCAACCCACACCATCAGAAGAGCCACCAGCAATGGCCAACCCAATGGACTTTGTCGCTCCAAGCGAAATTGTTCAACTACCGTCAAGAGGAAGATATCCAGAAGGACACCCTTTGCACGGCAAAGACTCAATTGAAATCAACTACATGACGGCTAAAGATGAAGACGTATTAACTAACAGATCATTGTTGAAGAAAGGTTTGGCTCTTGATAGATTGATTCAAAATCTAATCCGAGACAAAAATATTAATGCTAGATCCCTATATCTTGGGGATAGAAATGCGATTATTATTCATGCAAGAGCGAGTGCATATGGGGCAGACTATAAAACAACAATCCAATGTCCTGCTTGTGCTGAGACTTCTAAGTGGAAATTTGATTTACATGATTACGAAGAGCACCTTGGAGATGATCTAGAAGAGACAGGGATTACTGATAATGGAGATGCAACCTTTACGGTAACACTACCCCTATCAAATATTGTCGCAAGGATTAGACAGCTAACCGGGCAGGATGAAATGGATATCGCATCTTCCTCTAAAAACAAAGAAATGACAAATGACTTGATCACCAAGCAGATGAAAAGATATGTTGTATCATTTAATGGTTATGAAGATAAGAAAACTATTGATTATGTATGTGATAATATGGTTGCTAGAGATTCAAAATTGCTAAGAGACTCATTTAACTACATATCGTCAGACATCAAACTGGAGCAAAAATTTGTTTGTAAAAATTGTGATCATGAGGAGGTTATGAGCGTTCCATTTGGAACCGACTTTTTTTGGCCTGAGTGATGATTATATGGAGCAAGTCTATGAATGCTTCTTCACCCTAAAACATTATGGCGGGTGGTCTCTAACTGAACTCTATAGTCTTCCGGTTGGTCTCAGATCTTGGTGGCTTGAAAGAACAATCAGAGAATATAAAAAACAAGCCGATAATTCTAAATCGTAACTAAACTAACATGCTCGGCAAAAGCCGAGCATTTTCTTTATGATACTAATTATTGAAGATACGAGGATTTATAAATGGCCGAAGGCAAAACACCAGAAGAGTTGTTACAACAACTTGAAGATGCAAAAGTTAAACAATCAGAGCTTAATAGATCTCTTGAGGAGCAAATAAATCTGAGAGAAAGGCTTGAAGATTTAGCTGATAAAGAAATTGATCTTGTGGAGAAAAGAAAAAAACTCGTAGATGAACTTAATGCTCAAGACCAAGCCCGCCTGGACCTTGAAGCCAAGCTTTTAAAAGCAAAAGAAGAACAAAGAGAGATGATGGCGTCAATGGGAGATGAGCAAGAGGCCGTTGATGAAGCCCGGGAAGCATATGCCCAAGAAATATTAGACTTAGAAAAACAAATAACTGAACAAAAGGAAGAGCAAGAGAAAGCTCAGAGAGCTGTTAATCGTGCCACCGCCCAAGAAAAACGTCGTGAAAAAAATAGATTAAGACAAGAAGAAAAACTTAACAAACTAAGAGAACAAAATGCAGAAATAACACCAGAAAAAATACAAGCAGAAGCCGCTGGGCAGCAACTCAATGCCGCAGCAGATATGGCTAGTAATTTTGGTGGTAAAGCAGGAAGCAGCATATCAAGATTATTGCATGAATATCAAGATTTCCAAAAGAAATTTCAAAAGTTTGGGTTTGACAAAATTTTTGATAAAATGGGTAAAAAAATAGGCCCTGTCTTTAAATCAATAGGTCAAAAATTTGGAAAATTAGGAAAATTCATACCCCAAGGAGTTAAAAATAAATTAAGCCCAGCACTATCAAAGTTGGGAGGTTTATTTAAAATGCTAGGCCCAAAACTAGCAAAATTTGGTGGACTAAAGGGAATGATTGCTTTTGCTGCACTTAAGGCAGCCGTTGCGGTATTTAAATTAGTCGATAGAGTTGATAGATTATCTAAACAAGTTGCTCAAGCCACCGGATTTGCTAGTGAGTTTCACGATGAAATCGTTAATGTTGCTATTGCTGGAAATATGGCTGGTATTGGATTTGAAGAAGCGGCCAAAGGATTAACTAGTTTGGCCCATGGGCTTAGTTCATTTTTACCACAGAACGAAGAAGTCAATCAATATCTAACTATGACCGTGGCAAGATTAGAAAAGCTAGGAGTTAGCGCCACAGACACAGTTAAATCAATAGATCACATGCAAAGAGCAATGGGTTTGAATGCACATGAGGCTGCGAACATGACTGCTCGAGTTGCTCGAATGGGCAAAGAAGTTGGAATCACAGCGACCAAGGCAATAAAAGACTTTAACCAAGCAGCACCGCTTTTAGCTAGGTATGGTAGAGATAATATTGAAGTGTTTAAGGATCTACAGGCACAAGCTAAGGCTACCGGTATGTCTATTGATTCACTAACCTCATCTGTTAGTAAATTTGACACTTTTGAAGGAGCTGCTGAAAGCGCTGCCGCTTTAAATGCTGTTCTTGGAACTCAGTTATCCCAATTAGAATTAATGAATATGACCGAAGCAGAGAGAGTTAAAACGATTAGGGATCAAGTTAAGGCGTCGGTTGGAAACTTTGACTCTCTTGATAAGTTTACGAAACTACATATTACACAAGCAATGGGTCTTAAAAGTGTAGATGAAGCACAAAGACTATTGAACATGTCTACCGCCGAATATAATAAAACCTTAAGTGGTCAACAAGAGATACCAAATATACAAGAAGAATTACAAAAAGCAACAGAAGACTTGGTGCCAATATTTGATCAATTAAAGCTTGGTCTTATGCAATTTTTTCTTGCATTTGCTCCATCAATTAAGTCAGCGTCAAAATCAATTGGAAGACTTACAGAATTGCTTGGACCGCTTTTTAAACTTCTGTCAATCATTGTTAAAGTTATTTTATCACCAGTTAATTTAATGTTCTTTACCCTTGAGCAAGGAATAAGGGCAATAATGTTTGTAATAAGGCCACTTATTGGGCTTCTTTCAGCAACACTAGGTGTTTTTGATGACTTGCTTGGACTATTTTCGCAAACAATCAATCCTACTTTTGTCCAGATATTCCACTTTTTAGCAGAAGGATTAAACTTAATGCTAACCCCTATGAGGCTGATGATGGGATTTATTGAGAGAATGTCCAATAAATTTGCAAAATTATTTTTAATAATGTCTGGAAATGCAGACCAGTTACATCACTTTAGTGATAATCCATTTAATGTAGAAGATTTGATGAATTTAGACGTAAATAGGATAAATACAGGGCTAGGTAAGATAAAAAATGCAGTAATGGCTATTGGCGCTGTTGATATGTCTGGTATATTGATGGTAAAACCAGATGGAACTGCTTTGGTCGGAGGTAGCGATGTAATTAAATCAGTTGCCGATGGTAAATTAGAAATTGACGTAAAAATGTCGCAACAAAGCCAACTATTGCCTGTTGTTTTACAAATTGGGGAAAAAGTATTAGAAGAAGTCATGGTGAACTTGGAGTTTGCTAAAGTAGATCAAGTAGCGAGCGCAGGATAATGCCCAGAATACCTTCACAACTAACTCCGTATAATATTTCAGATACGGTTGCCGAGAGAAAGTTTGACGAGAATGGACGAGAAACATTCCGTGCCTATGGTTCTGATTATTCTGAACGTAGTGGGAACACATTGTTTATTGGATCTGCTCCTTTGGAAAGGTTTATAGCTTTTAAAGGTTTTTTCGATAGTATTAAAATAAATTTAGAAAAAGAAACATCAATTGAAAATCTAGCAACAAGAAACTTCCAGATAATAAAAGAAATAACTGGGAAGATGTATATAGATATTGAAATAAAATTACCAGCACACAGTACAAATGAAGCTAGAAATAATCTAGCCAAAATAGAAGAGCTACAAAGATTAATTATGCCGGCAAAATGGAGCGCAGACGGCTCTCAATTAGAGTACGCGTTTACAGGAGTAGCAAGTGGGCCAAAAGACTCCAGAACTACCATACCACTATTCCATGTTTATTTTAAAAATATTATTAACTCTGGTAGAGATAACAGACCTAGAAACATTGGGGATTATGATGAATTAATTATGCATGGGATGCCTTGTTTTATAGATACTGTAGCCTATGAACCAGACGTTAGTGTAGGTTACTTTGAGTTTGATAATTATCTGTTTCCAAAGCTTATAAACCTAAAATTAAGATTAAATTATGATAGTGAAAATCTTTTTGACGAAACGAGAGATCATTTGACTAATAAAACAATATTGCCGTTTCAGCTTGACGGACACTTTTCACAATTTGACTCGACATTGTTTCCATTTGGAATAAAAGTTACATTTGATCAAAGTGAAGGACCAGCAAAATCAGCACCAGTTTACGAGCCTGCGTTTGCCGGTAAGGGTGGTATGGATTTTACAATATCTCAGATGAATGATCTTGGATATCACAGTACTTTTATTTTTATATCTTTGCCTATAAATCCAACCAACACATTTCCTCATAGATACGTTATCTTTAAACCTTTTTTAGAAAATTTTACAAGAAATGTAAAGACAAAAGTTGAATTGGCTCATCATGCAAACTCCACAATAAACACAAGAGTTCTGCAGAGGGGTGTTACACCAGATATGACTGAATATTCATTTAAGATAAATATTCCTTCTGCTAGTTTACTAGAGGCTAAAAAAAACTGTGGCAAAATTCAATATATATTAAGGATGTTTTTAAAAAAATACTCTGATGGTTTTGAAACAATTGATCAAGCAAGATCAGATCTTAGATTTGAGGATGTAAAATCTAAATTATTGGTATACATACCCAGCATGTTAGAAATGCCGAACTCTGGTCCTCCAAGCAATGACTTGGCTGATATGTATATGAATTCTGTTCCTCTATACTTAAATGCATTAAATTTTGATATTGATATGGATGCAGGGTTTTTTGAACAAGGCAACAATCTTTATCCAAAAGCAATGTCTCTTGATTTTAAATTCATTTATAACAGAGCAGATATGATAAGAAATTATAATTTGAACGAAAGCAACAAGGAAGACTACTATTTCTTCAAACCTAAGGAAAGCAGCAGAAAACCAATAATAGATTCTGCTGCAGCACATCTTTTTCCTTTTGATAGAAAAACTTCTAAAATAGGAGATCCCAAATAATGCCTAAATATAAGAACAATGATAAAGCAGTTATCACCGATGACCACTATCAAAACTTAAAAGATGATAGAGGCATCAAAAAATTAAAAATAAGAAGAACTAAAACATTTGACAACCTACAGGGCTTAGAGTTTGAAATTCTTACTGAACACACATGGGCTAAAACAGATAAATTGCATCATATATCTCGGAGATATTATGGTACAAATAATTATTGGTGGGTGATTGGTCTAGTTAATAACAAGCCAACTGATGGTCATTATGAAATTGGAGACATTCTTAAGATACCAAGGAGACCATCTGTTGTTGTGGAGGCAATTGATTAATGGGTTGGACGGTTAAAAATGATGGCTTTATCGTACCGGAAAACGCCATCGGAGTAGACAAGGGTAAAAATACTCCAGAGTACAAAAAAGCTAGCGGTCAATTTAATCGAGTTTTGGTAAACGGAGGAAATCCGATTGCCGCAGATAGTGATTCTGAAAGTTATGGGTCAAATGGCTTCGGTGACGATCAGCTTATTATTTTTTATTGTAAAGAAACGCCCGACGAAGATCTAAAAAAAGCAGTACAACCCTACTATAAATCACATCTTCTTCCAAAAATTAAAGAAGCGGTCTCTTCCTATATATCGGCCAAGTATGCTCCGGATGGAATCACAGCAGACGAGCGTGTATTGGTAGACGGTCTTGAAAGATATCAAACAAAATTAGAAACTGATGATGATGATATCAAAAGAGCTATAAGAAAAATTGGCGAATTAGATCAGACATTATTAAATAACTATTTTTTTAGTGGAACCCTCCAGGATCCGACCAGGGTTGAAGTTCTCAACTTGTTTTTTGAAGAACAATTTGAAGGAGCTAGTGGGTCAGATGGTACCATTGGAACTGCTGAGGAATTAGAGCTCGAACAAAAACAACAATTAAACTTAGCAACCGGAAAAGGCGATGCAGGAGAGGATGGTGGTGGTCTTTTTGATTTTCTTCCGAATTTACCCGTCATTGGAGGATTATTTGAAAGATCATCAACAACTATTGGCTTAGATGATTTAAGCGATGATCAGTTAACAACAGTTAGACAATGTATATTATCGAGTGATTTAATGAACGAGAGAGCAGTGGCTCCAAATTCAACTTCTTGGTCACAAACTTATGTTAACAATTGGAGAACAGCCCCTCCAAGTGGATCATATCAAGGTCGTACAATTCCATTTGATGGTAGAATAATACCGTTAACAACTAGAAATACTTATAATCCATCTACACTGATAAACATGTGTACAGTTTCAACCAAAACAAAAACCTATGTTGCTGATGAAGATGCTTTATCACCAGAAATGTATTATAAATTATACTGGGTTTATGAAACAAAAGAGGGTCTCAAAGAAATAGAAATTTTTCTCTCATCAGCAACAGATGATTATAAATTAAAAGAAGCATTTAATTTTAACGAAGTGGTAAGCCATGAGAGAGCAAAACAAATAAAAGACGGATTAAGAAATGGTCTTGGCTATGCGATCACTAATGTAGAAGTTATACTAAAAGGTACAAACCCTTCAACCGCACGAAAAGATGTTAAGGCAAATATAACGATTGAACTTGATAATTTACAATCAATTGATGCTATTTGCGCATACACAAAAGATCCAAGCGCTGGAAAAGATGGCTATTCTGAATTAAAAATATATGATCTAATAACATTACCAACTACACAAACTGTTGAAACTAGAAAATCTGCTGGTGGTTCAATATATCGAGATGAATTTCATCCGGATTACTCCCGAATAAGATTAAAAGTTTGGTCTCTGGAGGGAGAGTGGGGAGCAGATAACGTAGAGAGCGCTTTAATTTACGATTTGTGTTGCATTGATCACAAACTTGATAGGAAAGATGATGGAGCCGGTAGGACAAAGCTTACAATAAACTATGCTGGATATTTTGAGAGTGCTATGGATATCAGTTCAATGGATGCATTGGCCACTTCAAAGATTATCGAGGAAAGATATAAGAGAAGAAGGGAAAACAACAAATACATATTAGATAATAATTGTGACGATGCTACTAGAAGAAAAATAACATCAACACAAGCAGAATATGACAGACTTGAAGCGTTACATAATATCAAAACGGGTACTTTAGTTAGAGAATTGTTCAAAAGAGGTCTTATATTTGGATATGATTATAGCAAAGATTATGTTGCAAAAAAAGTTGTTAATGGATCCCTTCCGCCACTTGAGAACTATCTTACAAAAGCAGATTGGTTAGGATCTATAACAATAAGGCCGCCACCCGGTGGTGGAATAATAGAGTGGGCATCGGCGGCGTCTAATTCTTTTGCTGATTTGTTTGGAGCTGGTGATGCTTCTATGAATAATGAAGGAGAAGTTGATCTCAGAGATGACGACGGGGGATACCCTTATCATGGATTTTTCTTGGGCGATCTGATGTACGTTGTCCTTGACTGCTTGTATAAAGATGGAACATCAACACATCACGAGTGGGCAAAAAATATGAATTTGAGATTTATGGTTACATCTATACCAGTTCCTGATCCTCAAGATTTATCCAAAACAAAACTCATTAGCCCCTTGGCTATGCCGATTGATTTAAGATTTTTTACAACTTGGTTTCATGATACAATTACAAAATCTGGAAAAACCAGTTATCCGGCCGGTGTTTTTATAAAAGATTTGCTTGAAAGATTAATAAATGCTGTGATCTATGATACTTGTTTTGCAAATTTATTGCCTGAGGAGAAGCCTCCACAACTTAGAGTTGGATTTTTTACTGACCACACAACAGATGGGTTTTATTCAACAGGCGGTAGATCGTTTTTTGACCCTGGTAGCCCAAGTATTCTTATGAGATCAAATCCAAAGTTAGGGGTTGATCATGCCTATAATTATTGCGTTATATATATACAAAACCCTAGTACGCAAAGACAAGCAAAAGCCAAGCGTCTTGTTGAAGATCCATATACTTTAACTATGTATTATGGTAATAATCGAAAAACTGCGAATTACATAGCAGACGTTAATTTTAAAAAAACATCAATGCCTTTTATCAGAGAGGCTAGGCATGCTCAAACAGATTTTGGCAATCTTAGTTTACTATCCAATGTTTATGATCTCAGCTTCGCAGTAAAATCTCCAAAAGCCATTACAACAATATATCCAGGAAATATAATAAATTTTATACTAACAGATTGGGCACCAGATATTGAATGGGAGCAGGGAGATCCCTTAAATGAATCTGATCCACATAAAAGAGGTACTAAAGCAAACATTTTGGGCTTTGGAGGATATTACACAGTAAAAAGTGTAACTTATTCATTAACACTAAATGTATGGAACGACTTCAAGGTTAGTGTAGATTGTGTGTTCGCTGGTAATGATGCCGAGAGTTCTCTTCGTCTTAAAAAAGAAAGCGATAAACCTGCGAAAGAAAAGTCTCAGAGGTGTGAGGCGAAGTACAATGAAATAGTGGAAAAAATCAAGGTTTACGCAGAAGAACATAATTTAAATGCGAATGTTGGATCTAAAGAATACGGTTCTGGTTCTGGTGAGGAGACTAATGCAAACGAAAGTGAAAAATCAGAAGAAAAAGGGACAGATGGAGCTGAAAGAATCAAGGAAAATAAAACCAATGAAGATGGGGAATAATAATCATGGCCAGAAACTTTAAATCAAACAACAAAACAAAGTCCGCTAAAGAAAGAATGATGATGAGAATCAAATACGAAAGTCAAGCATTTGATAGTAGACTGGGTCTTGGGAGAGAAATGGTTATGAACAATCATTTCGTAGAGAGATTGCATTATGGAATGATTGATCATGAAAATAATTCAGTTATTCCCGATGAACAGTTTTTGGTGGAAACTCAAAATGGTAGAGTTTTCGATTTTGTAGCAGATTCCTATGCGCTTATGAGATTAAATTGGACGACTGCCGTACAAAGAGGTCTTGTTTCTCTTGAAGGATCCGCCTTCGGCAATCTAAAAATGATTGAATCATATGTAAACCCAAGGTTGAAATATGGAGAATACTTGGGGAGTATTCTCCAAAGATACAACGAAACACACATACCAAATATTGTTGGTATTAATAATATAACATCATACGAAGACTATGTCAAGAACTTTTTTAAATATATTTTAAAAAAAAGAGAACAGGCTCCAATAACGATGACTAGGTGGAATACATCAACCGCATCAAATATTTTAGATACTGGTTTAGCATTTTCATACGCTGAGATTTCAATGTCCGAAGATCAAATGAAAATTGATAAAATAATTGACCATCCTTCTTTTGATTATTTTCAAAATTTATGTATGAATATGGGCTTTGCTATTTCAAAAGAAAACCCAAACATACTTATTTGTGAACTAAAATCACCAGCAAATGATAGTATTAGATATTCATATGGTTTATTTACACTATCTGATATATTCAATAATAGATTTATTAAAACATATACTATAGATAATCTATTATTATATAATAATATTAATATATATTATAATAACTTTGCAAGAAAGAATTATCAAACAAGAATAACAGAATTTAAGTGTGGACGAACTGTGTCTAGGTATATATTAAGATCGCAGGTGCGGTTAGATAAAAGACCGTACACGGATGCACAAGAATTAGAATTATATTGTAAGTTGCGTAATTTTGAGGAAGGCTCGCCATTTGAAGAAAGCAGGATAAAAAATATTTGCAGAAAAGCAAAATATTTACTAAAAACAGTTGACAAACAAAAAGCTTTAGGTTATATTAATAAAGAGTTTAAAGATCAAGTATGGAATAAAAATTATGGATTCCATGATCTGAAAGCAAAAATTAAACAGAGGGCGACTGAAATTAGATCGGAGACTGTTGGGGCTTCTCCGAGTTCTGGTGGAACATCGTCCTCATATTAGGAGGACATATGATATTTCAATTAATGGACAGCAAAGTAGATTGCGTAGGTGTTTATCTACCAAACAAGTTTGTATATGATAAAATTCCATCTGGTCTTACAAAGACTTGGGCTTGGTCCAAACATTTAGATGGTATTGATATCGATTATGCCCAGCTTTGGGTTGGAGGAAAGGCCATTGATGAAGTATGCCCACCAGAACTGAGTGTTCGGTGGAGTGCTGCACAAAGGTTATTGAAGTCACATTTTAAATCGTTCAGGACATCGGGCATGAATTTAGACGATGTTTGTTTTTATGAGTTAGTTCCAGAAAAGCACCTGCAACATTACTTTGATACAAAAAATGAAATTACATCTTGGGTCTTTGAAAATATAGAAAAGCCAAAAAACTATTCTTTCATCAAGGAAACTTTCGGCAACCTTAGAAAATTATCGCAGCATCAAGTCAATGTAAACATGTTTGCGTTATATGTAGCTTCAGCCGAAGACAATAAGGCAAAGCATTTATATCAACAGTTTGAAGGTAAGCCGATTCATATAGACTATGATATATTTGGAACTGTGACTGGTCGCTTGACTACAAAAAAGGGATCATTTCCAATTTTGAATCTCAAGAAAGAATTAAAAAGCCATGTTCTTCCGCATAATGATGTTTTCTTAGAACTTGACTTTAATGCTGCGGAAGTAAGAACACTGCTAGCACTACAAAATATAGAACAACCCGAGGAAGATATACATGAGTGGAACATCAAAAACGTTTTTAAACAAGAAATGTCTCGCGAAAAAGCAAAACAAAAACTATTCGCTTGGCTCTATAATCCCGAATCAACTACCATCGATTCCGAAATCTATGATAGACAAAGTATTCTCGAGCGATATTATATTGAAGAACAAGTGCAAACGCCATTTGGACGGACAATTGCTGCTCCCTCTTCCAAGGCACTTAACTACCTTCTCCAATCGACTTCCTCGGACAACACCATCGACAGATTTAACAAAATTTCTCGTTTCCTTAGCAACTCAAGATCCCATGTTATGGCAGTTGTGCATGATAGCGTTATCATCGATCTACATAGAGACGATAAAAGACTGATCCCTCAATTGAAGCAAATATTTGAGGATACAAAGTTAGGAAAGTTTAAGGTTAATGTGTCCCTTGGAAAAAACTTGGGACAAATGAAAAAATTTACTTGGTAATACAGTAGGAGGAAAAATGATATTACTATTATTAGCAACATTAGCACAAGCCGCAGATGTTTTTGAGTTTTGCACAGTCAAAAAACAAAAATGGAGTGAGAGATATCAAGAGTTTGAAACAAAATCTGTACGCACATACTACAGCTATAATACAATACAGTTTATTGTTTACGATAATTCATTTGAAATTAACAGGGATATTCATCCAATCATAAAAACAATAAAAAAACAAGGAAAAACCTGTTGGGTGGAACATGAAAATTCAGAACTATGTTATGATAAGTATAGAGGGGAAATACTCTGGGAAAAAAATCTAAGATCTGGTGAAACGTGGCGAGAGGTCATGGGAATTTGTAGAATTAATGGTGAATAAAATGTTAATAGTAGGTATTGGACAGGCAGGTAAGAGTATAGCAGAACTTTTTAGACCTCATTCAAAAAATTATAAAATCTTAATTTTTGACGACGGCGATGGTCTAGATTCAAAGGAATCTGTTGAGGCCTATGATGAACACCCAATTAAGATATCATCTAGGGGCTTGAAATCCCACGATAAAGGCCTCTTATTTGTTTGTGGCTCCGGTAAGGTTGCCGGAGTAACTCTACGCGTTCTAGAGGCACTACAGGCCCACCAAATGACTGTTGTATATATTGAACCAGACCTTGAATTCGCATCTAAGGATGAGAGATTGCGCCATCGAGTCCACTTCGGTGTCCTACAAGAGTTTACTAGATCGGGCAAGATAAAAGAGATGATAATGCTATCCAATAAGATTTTATTAGACTTAACTGGTGCAGGCCCAATTAAAGAATATTATAAAAAAGTAAATTATTATATTTATTCACTCTTTCAAAATTTAAATTATTGTGATAATGTTGATCAAGATTTTGGAAAGTTTCACACACCCAAGGAAATATCAAGAATATCAACCATTGGATGGAGCTTACTTAGTGGAGACGATAAAATATTTTACAATCTAGAAAATATCACAGAGTCACAATATTATTTCAATATTGACCAAGAAGATTTAGATAATGATGAAGAAGTTGTCCCCAACTGTCATCAAGTTGTTCGCACAAACAAAGACTTAGGCAGAGAAACGTCTTTCGCCATATGGAGTAATTCTGAGCCCGATAACCATTACTATGTAAAACACTATACGCACTATACACAGGAAGTCCAATGGATCAATTAACTAAACTTAAAAAAGAATTAAAAAGATTATTGGGCGCCGAAGAGAAGCTTTTGGATTTTTTAATTTATAATCCAGACTATAAAGAAGAGGCGGTGAAAAAGATTTTTGAAGTCTCTGAGCTAATATTACAAATGAAAAGAATAATAGCAGAGATAGAGAAAGATCTTGATTCGGGTGATTAATTAAAGATACTCATAATTATTGTAGAGGTGATTATGATTTTGGTTGCTAAAAATGAAATTGGTCTTATAAAGTGTGGAATGCAATTTGTATTTGTTCGAGAAGAAAAAGATCATATACATACATATTGCGTTGACCTGGGGATGGATTTTAAATTAAACAAACAAATATTAAACAAAAATTTTGAAATTTATTACAGGTGAAAAATGAAAACTTTAGATCATGTTGCACTACAGGTGGATGACCCCAGAGAAGCAGCTATTTGGTACTGCCAGAATTTTGGAGCAAAAATGTTATACGTGGATGATACTTGGTCCTTCATTGAGTTCAGCAATGTAAAGCTTGCCTTTGTTATTAAATCCCAGCATCCCCCACATATTGCATTTGAAGTGGATGACTTTGAAGAGGGTGATAAAATAAAGCCACACAGAGATGGTACCCACTCTGCCTACAAGCGTGATCCTTTCGGAAACATATATGAATTAATAAAATATCCTAAAAAAGTTAGCCATTCTACTTGACAACATCTGATAGCGATGTTATATTATTAATATAATCAAGAGGAGGAAAAAATGGAATTAATTATTGGAACCGCAGCGTTTGTATTTTTTTTTACATTAGCTTGGTATTGGGTTCTGGACAGATTATAAACACTCTACCAAATTGGTGGAAAAGATAGGAGGACAAAATGGAAAACACTAATAACAAAGAAATTACAAAACAACAAGAAGAAGAAGAAGAGTACACAATATTCAATCTTTTATTTTTTATCGCAGGGATTTTTTTAATATCCAGTTTTTTTAGTAAAGTAGATGAATTTATTGACAACTACTAAATAACGTGCTATAATAAGAATATATTAGACTAAATGAACTAATTATAGATGGTGACTATCTTAAAGTCACAACACACACACTCACACTATAAGGAGATAAAATGAGTAATAAAAGTGGATATGAACTTAGAGCAGGATTGCTCGGACAAGCAGAAGGTATTTTGGTTTCAAGATATCATTCAAAGTTTCAAGAGGTTGAATTGTCAATTAGGCACAACATCATTGAGCCAAAAGATGCTAAGTTCCCTTCTTACCCAACAATGGAAGAGATTGTAGAACAAGCAGAACTTTTATTGGCATTTGTCAACAATAAGGGCTGACCGGTCCTTGGGTTGGTGGTCTCCCAAAAAAAGACCACTTTTTTAACATTTTTACTTGACAAACTCTTTTAGAAATGTTATAATATATATATAATCAAATTACAATCGGAAGTATGGTCGAAACCCTGCTTACCTTAGTGATAAAACACAAAAAAATAGACTTATTTAGGAGAAAATACTATGGCTATTAATCTAGAAGCGATGCGCGCCAAACTTAATGCATCTAAAAATGGCGGAAAACAAAACGGTAAATCTTCCACAATGTGGAAGCCAAAAGCGGGCGATCAAATGGTCCGCATCCTACCAACAGCGGATGGAGATCCGTTCCGTGAATTTCATTTTCACTATAATGTTGGAAATAATCCTGGAATCTAT